CGGGGAGACCGGGCTCGGGGTCGAAGCTTGGATCTGCTGGCTCATAGCTACCCGAGTAAGTTAGTTCTTCCGCGAGGTGGTCGAATGTCCTGTAAAGGAGCGGAGTGATATTCAGTCTAGGATCAGCTGCAAGAGGCTGATTAGGCGCAAGAGGGTGCGGAGACTGCAACATCTGGCTTAATAATACCAGAAATTGTTGCATTGCTGATTGTGTTTGTTGGACCATGCGGAAGGGGAAACCCTTCAACATCTCCGCTCGCTCAGACTCAGTTTTCTCAGGGAAGAGAAACTTAAGTGCTTCAATGCTATCAACGCCCAGCTCCTGCAGGTTCCTTACAACAATGGTTTTTTGTTGTAAATCGTAAGCAGTATCTTCATACACGTCACCTTGATACCTGTAAGTGACGGTTCGGTCGCCATCTTCAGGCAAACCGATGACACCGGGAGGAACTTTGTTCTCCTGAAGTGCAAGCTGAATCGCCTGCGTGACTTTCGCCTCAAACTTCTCAAGAGAAGTCTGATACTTCTGCAGATTTTCTTCAGTTTCTTCCTTAGGTGGTCGTGGCTCCTTAAGACCAGCAGCGACGATAAACGACTCTCGGAAGATAACCTCCTGGTGGTAGATCATCATCTCCAAGAGACGATTGAAACCATACGTAAGGAAACTTTTGTTTTTACGAAGAGCCGTGGCCTGCGCCCGACCCATCAGACCTTTGATCTCAGTAGCAGTAGCACCAGCTGAGATCGAGATCTCATCAACACCGCCAAGAGCGGTACGAATTTCCTCCCGAAGAAGAAGGGTGTACCGGTTCATGTCCCCATTAACGGGGTCTGGTGTCATATAGCCCACGCGGTCGGAGGGCTCTACGTTCGAGATAATTCGCGGAACGCGAAGACCTGAACCCATACCAGCGCCAAACGGCTCACTGACACGAGTTGAAGGACTATCCGGCCCAGCAAAACCAGACTGACTACTGATCGTTGGGCGGAAAGTGCTTTGAGAATCGTTTGCCTCGACAAGATCACTCCGAGGTCGGGAGCTGATCAGTGTTGGGTTGCCGAAGAACTCAATGTTCTTGGCGATGTTCCGTGTAAGAGCATCGTGAAGAACGATCTGCTCCATGAACGGATCGAACTCACCTTCGCCCTCCGTACCACTTGCGTTCGGTTTGTTGAGGACTTCGACAGCAGGGATAAACCCCAGCGTATTTGGCCGCTTCTTTGCAGGCGTGAGGACAGCGCCCGGTTCCAGGTCGAAACTCAGCTCTGTATCCGTCTCAACTTCGCTGATCTCATCAGCAGTGATAGCAAGACGCACATAACGTTTGTTCTGTCCGTAAGTTTTACTAGGCAGACCTAAATTCGCGTTCTTGACTTTGTAGCTGTAGATGATAATGACTTCTTCTACGTTTCCATTTACATCGTGATACACACGATATTGGTTTTTCGAGAAGAAGTAAATCTGATATTTGAGCTTCGGGTCAGGTCGGAAATAAAACAACCCACAGCCGTCGATCAGAAAATTCCTGATGATCGCAGGAAAACGGATATCGAGCTTGTTTAAAGCGATGATATCTTCCAAGAACCGTGTACGGCTCTTGTACGTATCCTGGTCGCAGTAGAAGGCAAGACCCTTTTTGATCATCAACAGAGTCATCTGCTGTAGATGACTCAAAACAACCATCGTGGACGACTGGTTGCTGCGATCTTGCGTGCGAGATGCCTCTAAGATCTCGGTGAATCTTGTCCTAGTTTCAGTCGAGCTTGCCATCTACGCACACAAGTAATGGAAATCAATCAGAAGATCACTTCCGAAAGATGCTTTCTTTGGCCTTTTTAGCTTTGGCTTTTGCCCGCTTCATGCTGTCACTAGCACCACTAGCCTCGCTTCCGCTGGGAGCTTTCTTAGCTTCACGATCAGCTGCAAACTTCTTAAGAAGCTCAGCCGGCATACCTTTAGCCATCGGGAAGAAGATACTTCTTTACTCTTTCCAGTTTAACTGCTTCTTTGGGTAAATCCTCGACTGGGTACGTGGTAATTAAATGATCTCGGCGACCTAGCATATCTGTGTTGCCTTCCTCAGCTTCAAACGCTTCACACAACTTCTGAACTTCTGGTTTGTTCCAGATGTACGCCTCAGCGATGGACTTAAGTTTTGTCAATCGACGATCACTAGAACCCATCCATGATAGGTGCCATCCAGCATCTCGTTTACCTACGTAGTAATTATTTTGCGTAGCACGCATGGACGACAGTGTGCCGTAGTCTCTGAGCTGTTTAACGGTGCTGACCACGCCGCAGCGCCAATCAAAAAGCTCACCTTCTGGAGAAACAAGCTGCCGATCAGCTCGCCCGTAGTGCATCGACATCGACAAACGAACCACTTTATCTTTTTGCTCTTTGACAGCTTTAATAACTTCGGGCAGTTTCTCAGGATTCGCAATTTCGTCGCAGTCTGAGCAGATGAAAATATCATCATCGTCCATCAGATGTAACCCTACACCTAAAGCGTCGCGCTGACCTCGCTCGCGAACCCAGGGATCCGGGGCTTCTTCCATCGAAGGAAGCTCAACGTGGAGAACTTGAATTTTCTCTTCAGGGAGCCCAAGCTCCCGAATCGTGTCCAAACACGTAAATGGTTTCAGTTCGCCACTTGCATGAGTGCGGTTAGCGTCAGCAATCAAGAAACCATCTACAAAATTCTCTAGAGTACGTACACGAAGCTCAAGCAGTTCACGCTCATTAAAGTATGTGAAAGTGTCAAGAAGCACAGTGAGCTTATGAGAGTCTCACTATATTAACCTATTACGCGCCTCGAAGGTACTTCGAAACCTTTTGTTTTGCTCGAATCAAAGAACTCCCATTGGCTTGATCGAGGGAAACCCCACCTTCAGGCTCAACTCCGGTGTACTGCTCACTCGGAGGTGCGGGAGCCTGTGGATCAGGCGAGTAGCGGTAATCGTTTTCTCCTTCATCCACGCCTTCGGCAAAAGCGTTGGTTGAAGGTTGGTTAGCGCGACGCTGCTCATCAGCGGCCCGCATGTTCATTTGGTATGCTTTAGCGAATCCAAAAGCAGCTTGAGTGTACGGGTCCATCAGTAGAGAACAAACACACCGTTAACAGAACCGCTAATCAAAGCAGTACAGGCAATAGGGATAAGAGTGTTGCCTTCCAAGTTAATCGCTGTGGAGTGCTGCCCAGGAGCGTCAGAAAGCTCAACAGTCAGGTAGTCTTTACTGCTTGTGGCCTTACTCTCAATATAGATAGCTCGACAGGTCGTAAAGTTTTTGCGACCAAGAGCGGGAGCCCAACCAAAACCACTCGCATACGGCAGCATCGAGGTCTGCCCGTAAACAGAACCGAAAGCGCGAATATCCATACGAGAGTTTTGTTTAGCTCATTCTACCTTGTGTTTGAACTTCTCTGGATTCTCAGTGTGTTCGATCAAGCGATTCAGATACCACGAGGCTTTCTTAAGATCTTCCAGACCCCCTTTGGTTCGCTCTCTAGATACGTACTTGATAACGTTCATCTTGCAAGCCCCCCTAAACTCTTCAGACGTCAAACAAGACTCCATGAAGTCAATAACTTCTATATTGCCTTCGTTGTAGTGCTTAGGGTGATCGACAGAGTTAGACATACCTTGAAGAGGGCTTAGACCCAACGAAGCGAGACTCGGGAGTTTGGAGGGTTCAGCGCGAAACATAACCGAACATCTCAGATACGTCCAGGACAGAGCCAAGCTCCTCATTCAGTCGTTCACTGTACTTAGTGTCTACGTGCTCGATCAGACCATAGGGCGCTATGACAACTGTTTCGCCGTCCTGGACAACTGGCACGACGCGGCGGTGCTCCTGACCAGGAGCCAAATCCTCAAACGCGAGACCCATAGAACTTCTGTCAGCGATCGGCCAGCAACGAAACTGGGTCAACTCAAAACTTTTTACAGGATCACAGCTGGCTGAGTTTATGTACCTTTCAGCCATCTCCTGATCCAGAATCATCATTCCCATATAGGGGTTGCCAAGTGACACAAACCCAAGAAGATCATCTGAAGGTGTTAAATACGTTTGGACACGGTAGGGTCGGGCACCCCAAACACTGTTTGTGTTCCGGTTGAGTTGCCAAACCCTGTGGTTATCAAAAGGAACAAGCTTGTCGCTATACGATTCAAACCGACAAAAGCCGGGTTCAAGGTTTAGAGGTTTGAGTTTATCTTTGTAGAAGTACCAGTACAGAAAGTTCTCACTGGTAAACACCATATCATTCTCTGTATACACATAAAAATCATAATAAGCGTTACGTACTGCCTCACGAAGTAAACCCTTGTGAGCCCAAGTCAAACTGTAACCGACATAATCTTCTGGGGCTATAATAATATGTAGACTATTAAACGAAACATTGCACTCAATCAGCTCTCTAAGAGTATTTTCATCATTCCTGTGATCGTAGTCTACATAAATAAACA